GTCGTATACGGCGCGGTGGGACGCCTACATGCGGCTGTTGCGGATTCCGGGCTGTCGGTTGTTGTTGTTGCGGCGGAAGTTCACGGAGTTGACGGACAACCATCTGAACGACGCGCAGCGGGAAGTGGCGCGGATGGCGGGTCTCGGGGTGCCGATTCGGTATCTGAAGGATGAGCGCCGGGTGGTGGTGAGTCACCCGTCCGGGGAGGATGCGTGGTTGCGCTTCGGGCATTGCGAGCATGACGGGGACGAGGACCAGTACTTGTCATCGGAATACGAGGCGGTGTACCCGGATGAGGCGGCGACGTTCACGAAAAAGCAAGTGATGGGTGTAGCGAGTCGGTTACGGACGTCGCTGCCTGGGGTGTCGCCGGTGTTGCGGCTCACCTCGAATCCCGGTGGCAGCCAGACGTTGTGGCTGAAGCAGTGGTTCATGGACAAGACGGTCGGGCCGGACGAGGACGCGTCGTATACCCCGGAGGATTGGGGCTTCATCCAGTCGAAGCTCTACGACAACCCCTATCTGATGGACCCGGACGGGTCGTGGGCGACCTACAGCAAGCGGTTGTCCTCGTTGGGGCCGGAGCGGTCCCGGCAGATGCTCGAGGGCGACTGGGACGCGATTGCGGGGCAGTTCTTCAGTGAGTTTCGGCGGGACCATCATGTCCGCGACCTGGGGCCGTTGCCGGAGGGCTGTGAGGGCTTCCGGTGCATGGACTGGGGCTATAACCAGCCTGGGGTGTGCTACTGGGTGGCGTGCTTGCCTGATGGCCGGCTGTACGTGGTGCATGAATACCTGTTCCGGCAGACGTTGGCGTCTGAGGCGGCGAAGGAGATTCGCCGGCGCACGGCGCTGATGCCATCGCTCTCGATTCGCTACACGGCGGCGGACGGGCACATGTTCGACGCGGTGGGGCACGGGGAGACGATGAGCGAGACGTTTGCGCGGGCGGGGGTGCCGTTGTTGCGGGCGGACAACGGGAAGGGATCGCGGGCGCCGGGCTGGCAGCGGGTGCGGCATTGGCTGGCGGACGCCCCGGACGGTCGGCCGTGGATGGTGTTCCATCCGTCGTGTGCGTATCTGGTGCGGTCGTTTCCGGCGCTGGTGAGTGACGACGTGAACCCGGAGGATGTGGATACGACCGGGGATGACCATGGCGGGGATGCGATGCGGTATGGGGTGATGTCTCGGCCGAGTCCGACGATGGCGCGGACGCGCACGTACCGGCCGAAAGCGGGCACGATGGGGGCGTTACGAGCGGAGGCGATGCGGGCGGCGGGGCGTGGGCGGGTGTTGGGGTCCAGAAACGTGAGGCGCGTATGACGATTCCTGAACAGCTCCGGTCGGCGGTGGCCCGGTCGCATTTCTCGCAAGACGAGATCGCCGCGCGCGCCGGGGTGAGTCCCAAGACGGTGTGGAACGCCCTGCGCGGGCGGAACGTGCGGAGCGACTGCCTCTTTGCGGTGTTTGGGGCGCTGGGCGTGCCGGTCGTGGTCGTGACCGTGCGCGTTCGTAAGAACGTGGATAGCGTCGAGGACGCGGCGCCTCTACCCTAGCGGTAGGTGCCCGACTCCCCACGTCCACTCGACTTCCCCTTGCCAGTCGAGGGGTGTGGTTCGTTCGCCTTCTGGCAGAAAGAAGCCTCACGGTCGGCGGACTGGTGGAAGAGTCTCTCAGCTGCCCGGCAGTGGGACCAGAACCTCCAAGCCTATCTCGGCAAGTCGCTCGACTCGGTGCCAGACGCCGATACCGTCGTGGTCCCAAAGGACTACGCGAACGTCGAGCAGAAGAAGGCGTTGCTGTTCTTCCAGGTGCCTGAAGTCACCCTGAGCGCGAAGCAGCCGAACGTGGAGGCGGCGATCCCGCTGTTTCAAGCGGTCCTCAACCGCAAGCTCTCCAACGACGACGTGAACGCCGCCGCCCTGATGGACGAAGTGTTGTTCGACGTCCTATGCGTGTCCGGGATCGCGGCCTCGAAGATCGGCTACGAGGCGGACATCGACGGCGAGACGCAATCGATCGACCCGGCCACCGGTCAGCCGGCCATGGTGCCTGATCCCCACGGCGCGATGGACCCGATGACGGGCCAGCCCGCGCAGATGCCCGCGATGGTCCCCAATATCGTCAAAGAGCGGTATTTCTGGAACCGCATCCCCGTCAAACGCGTGCTCATTCCTGCCGATTTCCATGGTGCCGACTTCGACCGCGCCCCGTGGCTCGGCTGGCGTGGCGAGATGGATCTCGCGGTCGCCGCGCGGACCTATGGCCTCGACAAAGACGACCTGAAGCCCCGCGGGAAGGATGACGACCTCCGGCTCAAGTCGGATACCCCACACGAGAGCGCGGTGGGGCAGAAGGTGGAGTTCACCGAAATCTGGTATCAGGCGTCTCGGTATCTCCCCGACGTCGTGAACAGCGATCTCTACTACCAGGTGGTCTGGATCGACGGGATCGACGCGCCTGTCGTCTCGCGCCCCTCCCCGTATCAGACCGTGACCAATGGCCGGCTGACTGGGGGGATGGTGGGCAACCCGATTCACATCCTCACGCTCCGGTATGTGAGCGACCAGGCGGTGCCGCCGTCAGATGTGTCGATGTCCCGCCCGCTGGTCGACGAGATGAACGAAGGCCGCACACAGATGGTGCGCCAACGGAAGCGCACCAACCCCGTGCTCGGCTACGACCCCGGCATCGTCGACAAAACCGCGATCGACAAGGTGGTCACGGGCGAGACGCAGGAAGCGATCGCCGTCCCAGGGTGGAACAGCGCGAATCAGCCGATTGGCGAGATTCGGCGCGCCTCTTTCCCGCGCGAAAACTTCAGTTTCAACGATTACACCGCCCGCGACATCCAGGAAGTCTGGGCGATGGGGTCGAACCAGCAGGGCGTCTCGTCGCAGAGCAAACAGACGGCGACCGAGGCGAGTATCCAGCAGAGCGCCACACAGACGCGCATGAAGCGCGAGCAGACGCAGGTCGCGCGGTGGTTCGTCAATGGCGTGCAGAAGCTCGGCGCGCTGATCCAGATGTTCGCCGACGAGCCGGATTACGTCGAAGTGGTGGGACCAGACGGCGCGAAGGTGCTGGCGACGTGGGACAAGACCACGATCCAGGGCCGGTTCGCCTACACCGCCAAGCCGGATTCGTCGCTGCAAATGGACGCGGCCTTCGACAAGAAAAACGCCCTCGACGAGTATCAGTTCTTCCGCAAAGACCCGCTGATCAACCCCCAGTATCTCATCACCCGGATCGCGCGGAGGATTGGCGCCGACCCGCAACAGTTCCTCGCGCAGCCGCAACCCCCGCAACCGCCTCCGGTCACGCCGTCGTTTGCCTTCACCGGGGACGACCTCAACCCCGCGAATCCGCAGTTTCAGATTGTGATGGCGGTGCTGCAGCACGGCGGGATTCAGATCCCCCCGCAGGCGGTGCAACAGGCGCAACAGCAGGCGGTGCTCGTGGCGCAAGTGGCACAACTCCAAGCCCAGGCGGAACAGCAGCAGGCGAACACCGAGCATGGGGGGATGCAACCCGAAGCCGAACCCCTGAATAAGCATCAGTCGGACCAGAGCGGCAAATTGCCAGGCCTCGGCATGGCGGGAGCGGTGCAGTGAGCGATACGTGTGACACCTGCGGAAAGCCGGTGGAGGTGGCCGAGTGGCCCTTTTGTCCTCATGGGCGCCCGTCCTACAACGTCATTTCAGACAGCATCCGCGGCGGCATCACGCTCGAGAACCTCGGCCCGACGCCGGTCACGGTCTACAGCCACACCGAGCGGAAAGCGATCATGCGCGCCCGCGGCCTGCGCGAATCCGTGCGGCATGTCGGCCTTCCGGGGAGCGACAAATCCCCGCACACGACGAGATGGACCTAATGGAACAGACGACGAGCATGATTCTTGGCCCCGATGGGGCTCCGGCGATGGTGCAGACGGTGATCTTCGACCACGCCGACGCGCAGTTACTGCGCGACTACAAGAAGCTTCTGCAGCGGCATGGCCTGAAGGAAGCGCTCTACTGCCAGAGGTGTTGGGAAGGCGCACAGAGTGACGGCTGCGAGGCGCACGTGACCTCAAGCCAGATTCTCATCAAATGCCGCTGCACGATTCGGTTCTATGCGGGCTCGACCTACTAGCGAGATCCTATGAGTGAAGACTTCACGGGCGTAATGGCGTCGATGTCCTCGGACACTGACGCTGCCGGGTCGCCTCCGGATGACGTGTCTACTCTGGCGGGGTCAAGCGACCCTTCCGCAGAGTCGTCCGCGTTAGCGACGACCCCGGAGACGGATGCGAGTACGACCACGACACTCGCCGACCCCCTCGAGGGGCAGGCGGTGCCGTATCAGCGATTCAAGGAAGTGAACGAGCGCGCCAAGACGCACCAGCAATCGCTAGAGCGTCTCGCATGGGCGCAGGCGATTCCCGAGACGGCGGCACCGGCGATCACGCAGTTCTATCAAGAATTTCAGCGTGATCCGATCGGCACGATGATTCGGGAATCGGAAGCCCTCGCGTCCTCTGATCCGGCCCACGCGCAGGCGTTGCGGTCGGCGGCGGCGCGATGGCTCGGGGCGGGACGCGGGCATCAGGGACAGGCGCAAGCGCCCCCGATGCCCCAGGCCGACCTCCAAGCGCCCGACGGCACGCTCGTCTATAGCGCCGAGCAAGCGGAGAAGTTGATGGATTGGCGCGATCAACGCAGCGAGCAGGCGCTCGCGGCGAAGATGCAGCCCCTCCAGAAGTTCATCGCGCAGTCTCAGGCGGCGCAGATGCGTGGCGAAATCAAGGCCAACGCAGACACGTGGGCACACCAGACGCTCGCACAGTGGTCTGGACGCCCCTACTTCCAGGAGAACAAGCGGCAGATTGCCGACCTCATGCAACAGCACGGCTACGGCATCGCGGATGCCTACGCGGACCTGTTGTCGACGGTCGTCCTTCCGCAGCTTGCCAGCGCTGAACGGTCGTCGGTGGTCGCGGCGATGCACACCAAAGCGGCGGCGGGGACAGCCAACCCGAGTCGCGGCCCGGCTCAAGGCACCACGACGAAGCCTCGCGGCTTCGGCGAAGCCTACGCGCAAGCGCGCGAGGAAGCCGGGATTCGGTAGGAGTGATGTAGATGGCAGACATCAACCAGGGTCAGCTCATCGCCTCGGCGTGGGAGAAGGTCATCGGCAAAGAGC